AGCCAAGCTTGGCTTTCAGGGTTTCCCAGCACCACTGCTGCAGGTATTCGATTCGCTTCTTATCCCACCAGTCGCGGCCACCAACGGCGGAGTATCCATGATCAGTTTGAGCTTGGTGTCGTTTGTAGCATAGGGGAATTGCGCTGTATGGAGGCTTTATGCCTGTACCAGAGCCATTGGCTACGCGTCGATTATGCGCAGCAATTACTGGATTACCATCGGCAAGGCATTGTTTTCCGTCCCATGCGCACGGCTGCTTCCTGATCCACGCCAGAAACTCATCATCCGTTCCAACAGCACGCCACACTTCAGGCCTGCGGAAGAAATCAGACTGACGGAGCTCGCGGGCCTGCTGGCCGTAGTCATGAAGCCTTGGATCACTGATTATCTGACCTATGGCTACTGGCTCGCTATCACCGTACATTCGTGCCCTCACGGTATCAACAGCTTTTCCGCTGGTATGTGTGATATCACCTGGCCATGATTCATCTTGCTCTGGTAACTGCTTGAGGTCCAACGGCGCAATGGCCACGTCCATATCAATATCCGGGAACAGTTTATGAAACTGCGCTTTGTGCCGCGGCTCGATGTCGATTTGAATCCTGAGCGTACCATCAACTAGCTCTTTGACGGCCTTGCGCGTGCCAGCGATGGCGAGATTATCACTCATCTTCTGCTGGCTCATCGCCCAGTGGATAGCCGGTAATTCTTGCTTCGTCAAATGTCATCCCGCTAGGGAATCCCCCATCAAAAGAAAAAGTAAGTTCTTCTGTACCGCCTTCAATTACCAGACCAGGTATCTCGGTCCAGTCTGGAGTAATCGCCGGGATAAGTTCGCCTTCCGAGATAGTGATTGTTGTCGGTGGATTATCTTTGGTTTCGTATTCAATCACTGCCGTTCCACTCGCAAGCATTTCCATTGATGTCGGAAACTTCGTTATCCTGGCGCCCGCTGGTATTAAGCACAAGATTGCGGCCTCATCCGGCTTGACAGCAAGCTTGCGTGAAATAAGTTCTATCTGCTCTTTGTTCAGAATGATTGTGGTAATGGCCATTAGCTACCCGTATATACCGTGTTATATCCGCTAGTCGTGTATCCGCTAAATATTGTATTCTTGCGTTTTTCAACATCACAGTCGTAATCTTTCAGCATGCCCTGCACAATGCTAATGATCTCAATCTCTTGCTCAAGCTTGGTTTTCTGAAGCCCGCAATCCTCAATAAGCTGATTGATCACACCATCGAACACATTGCCATCGTCTTTACCATGATAGTGGATACGCTTCTTGATCTTTAAACAGTTCTCGATCGATGCCTCTGTTTTTTTGAGATCAAGTAAAGCCTGATCTATTCCATTACCCAGGGTCATTTTCATTACCTTGACCATATCCTCATCGGGCTTTGCCTGAAGAATGAATTGATTAAACATCAGCGCCAATCGCTCACGCGCAATTGTTTCGACTGTTCTGATCGGAATCGTTGTGTCCTCGCCGCGGTCGTACCTGGCACGCTTGTCTGGATCGATCAACGTCCTGTAGGCCAAGCTCACGGCCTGGAACTCATCGACGCCGCCACCCTTGTCCGGATGCACAGACTGCGCAATTTTGCGATAAGCGTCGCGGATCTCTGCATCTGATGCTGCTCGATCGATGCCGAGTATTTCGTAGTAATCTTTCAAGCCACCCACCCCCTCAACTTCAATTCCGGCCAGAGCTCATGCTCTGCCTGGTCCAGCCAACTGTAAACAATACCTTTGGCTTCGTGCCTGAGTATTCGCCATGAATCTGACTTACTGAATTGCTCTCTTGATATTCCGACACCACGCGCCATGCGCTTGATTGGATATCGCTTGCCATAAAGCTCTACGCTGCGCGCTGCCTTGATCGTACTCACACCCAGGGCAATCAACTGGTATTGCTTCTTTTTCCTTGCGGCATCGATGCTGTTGATCCTGGTCGCCACCTCTTCACCAAGCAGCAAGTCACGATCCCGGTCCCGGCCAGCGTACACGGCTTTCATCGCGATGCCCTTCCATGGTAAGCAGGCCTGCGTCAAAGAACTGATCGTCATAGCAATATCAATTGCCTCCTGGCGTGTGATATCTCCGGATCCCGGCTTACTCAACAAAGCTCCGAGCGTTGTTTTCATCGTCGTCAATGTCGCAACCTCTTCGGACCACCGGACGGCTGCGCTGACGCTGTGAAAGATGATTTCACTCATCTTGCCATTCAAGCAATAAATCAGCTGATTCACCCTCATCATCCATTCGATGATTAAGTGGCCATGCGTACTTTACTTGATTTGAGGTACCCTCATCACCAGAGCCAATCCATACCTCAGTTTCCTCACCTGTGTACGCATTGTTCTCAGGCCAGTCTTTGACTAGATCCTTGAGCTCGCGCACCGTCATTCCATTAACAAAGCCTACTGGTATAAGTTTTCTGGTCATTTTCCCCTCGGCCTTCATTGCGCTTTCCCACGCTCCATCATCGTTCACTCTGTTTCAGCCTCAATTATTTTTTTGAGCTTTATGACGCATTTAATCATCGTATCGCTAACGACACTGTGTTCAGGCGTTTCAAGATAAACGGTCGCACCATCTTTGTACAAAATGATGTGCTCCTGCGCCATGATCCACTTGATTGCTTCGAGGTCGTTCATTTCATGTCAAACTCCCCGCCACCAGGTAAAAGCATTTCCATGTCTTGATCAAGCTTGAGATATGTTTCAAATAGAAAGATTGCCCTTTCCCATCCTTTTACAACAAATGCTGCATAATCTCTATCACGCATCTTCGTACGCCATTCACGCTGTTTATCAGATACAGATGGATAATAGCCCTTCACATCAGGCTTGAGCTCGACCCAAAGGCCGTGATAAATGCCCATGGGCACCGGCAAGAAGTAATCGTGGACGCCAGCACGGACGCCCATGCGCTTTAACCTGGCCGCTTCGCGCTTGTTGCGCTTGCCGCCGTTAGGCACATGCAGTAAGAATTCTCTGAGAATGGGATTTAGCTGCGCTCGTGACCATAGCGCAATCGACTCGCTGTCTTCGTAATGTTGGGTTTTACTGGCGATGGCTCATCCTCCCCAGGTAAGCTGGTGCTAATACTATCCGAAATAATTTGCAGTTGCCACCCTTTAGCACAATGATATCTGCATAATCGCATGCAGAGGCGCGAGCACTAATTCAGGATGGCTTGATTCCAGGACGCTGCGTTTCCCGCCCTGCCCTGTATCGCGCCGTTATTTCTTATTCATACCCTCAATAGTTATTCATGCCTGAATCCGGTTTATCTGCATCAACCGGATCAGGACTACGCGTTTGACAGATTTTCCACAGGTGCGTTACCCCTTTAATTCATACCCTTATTTCTTATCATATGGTGGTAGTTTACAGATTTCCTTAATATCATCAGAATGCACCCAGCCTTGGTGATGTCTTTCAAATAACTCCCTACCTATCTGCTGTCTAATTTGTTTGGCAAGTTCTTCGCCAATATTCGCATAGCCTGATACATCAATATCTTCTATCTTATCCATCACTCCATACCCTCAATAGCTGCTATTAAATCATCAACAAGGATTAGCTTTCTTTTCTCACGACCATCTATATTAAGCACGAATCCACTTTTAAGAGACTTAACCACCTCAATCACCCCTTCCCGGTCATACAGGCGGACAATCTGGATGATGTTTTCACTAATAGCTAGCTTCATTGCTGGTCCAGTTTCTTCGTCTGGAAGTCTTTCAGCTATCTGCTCTATCAATTCACTCATTAGGTGGCTCCGGTAGTGGCATATTAAGATAGTAAGCAACAGAATCGTCAGGTTTACGACAGTCGTTCGCGCCTATAAACTCAAAATATCCTTTACTATGTGGTTGTGGTGGTACATATTCTGCTGGCCATGATTCATCGAGGCAACAATCTTTATCCATAACAATGTACCACCCAGCTGCGTTTGGTAGCTCACTCACAGGTATCCACTGAGGCTGACAGAGGGCGATGATCCGTTTTATTAAACTATCATCTTCTTCATTATGGAAATAATCCAGCCCCCATATCTCAGTACCTATCTGCTCTATCAATTCACTCACTTGCAATAACCTCAATCAACGCATCGTGAATATCAGGATCACCAACAAACAATATTATTAATATCGTTAAGCATATTAAGAACACTGCGGCTACTAAATTATCGTTCATATTCCAATCCTCCGGATAGCTTCCCACCTGGTAAAGCCGTGCGACATAATAGCCCGCACAGCCATTTGATTAATCTCATCCTTAGCGCGTTGTACTGAAGCATCGAGCTTATTCATAACGCGAATGGTCGCGCCAGCCCATGCTGCTGGATTACTCTTAAACTTCATTGTATCCACGCTAGTCTTGTGCTGTAGCATCTTCTTAGCACGCTCATACTCAAGGCTCTTGAACTTGGCTGCTGTATCGTCTGTCAGTTGCCGGCCAAAGTCTTGCAATGTGTCTGCGTTCGCACCAGCAGCCCTCATATGATCACGCAAGCCAGTTGTTTGTTGTCGGATCCACGGATGATCACCTGGTACATCCTTTGGGTTTACTGGCTGACCATCTTCAGTGCAATCGATGAATCCCTTGCGCACAGCAAGCAAAGCGGTCCATGGAAACACGCGACCATTAGCCAGGTTAAGCAACCACAAAACACCTGGACCGCTCAATCCTTTGCTTTTGTTAAGATTTGTTAAGTCTTTGCTCATGTTTGCATAAACCCCGGAACATGATCACGAAGATTGCCAACGTACTCATACTCTTCATCATCGCGCAGCAATGTAAGCTCAGCAGTATCATTAACCTTGAGGCCTGGCTCCTGATGATAGTGAAACATCCACATCCACTTATGCAGCAGGCCATACTTGGTCCTTGATCGTGTTTCGAGAATCATCATCAGGTAATTACACCGCGGCCAATAAAACAGATCACCGGCCTTGATTGTTTTGGCGAGCTGTCGCACTGCTACGTGTTCTTTGTTGACTTGAATTATTAAATCGCTCTCAGCAGCTTCATCGGCCAACATCTTGAGCGTCACTTGCTCTGGCGTTACACGAACTGAATCAATCAAACTATCGATGTTACTAATCACTTTTTCCCCTCCACAGGTAAATAACTTTCACAGTACCGCAGCCCTTTGATCACTGACAAGACATCCTCGTTCGCTTCACACAGGCGCGCCCCTGACCTTGTATGCCGCAGCATGTATTCGCATGTGCTGCAGGACTGTTTCTTGATCTGACTCTCAGCGTACTGTTCAGCTGGCGTAAGGCGCTCAGAGTCGTACGGTAGACTGCCTTTACTCAAGCATCACTCCAACGATAATACCAAGCACGAACATGAATATTAGCCTTACAAATTCAGCGACGTTCATATCGTCCCCGGAAGCATTAATATTAAATCAATTATAAAAAGCAGTAATACTATTTTGTACATCACATAAGCCGATTATTTTTATCATTGATAGCATCCTCAATTTCTTTATTAAGCTGAAGATTCAACCACTGAAGATACTCAGACGTGCATTCTAAAAACTTTTTGGCATGACGATGATCGCTTGGTATTAACCATAACTGGAGTTTGATTAATAATTCAACCAGGTACATTCTAAATTCTAACCATAGAAGTTTCATCATGTTACCCTCTCCCAAATATTATCTAAAATCTCACGCTGGCGTTCTGACAACATGATGTGTTTGTCTGTCATATCCAGGCATGTTGACATAAAGCCGCGCTCCCAATCAGACAGTTTGCCTTCACGCTCGAAGCAGTCGTTAATCATGGCGATGCATTCTTCTTCGTCGTAAGGATTCATTCCAGCATCAACACATCACGGACCCACACGCGCAGATCCTCGAGATGGAAAGACAGCTGACTATCGTCAACCTTTTCGCTCAACTGCTTAAGGATGTACATCTTGACCTTAGCATCCTCAAGTTTCGGAATATTAACCACCGGCATATTGAGTTTTGTGATCGCAGCATCAATAGCTGGATCAATTTCGGTTATTTCTGGTTTTTTATTATCTTCTGGCATTTCTGTTTCCTCGCATAGTTTATCTACGGCTTCCCGCATGTTTTTGTTTAACTCGTCCTGGGCCTTCCTGACTTCAGGCTTTGATACTGCTGATTGGCTAAATACACTCTCACACTGAAGATGCTTTAATAAATCAGTTTCGCTTTCCGTTGCCTTTTCCTCGATTTCAGATTTAGGTGTTATTTTGATCTTTTTCTGATGACTGGGCGACCGCTTGGCCTTGATCTGCTTTTTAGTTGGTCCCACGGTCTTGAATACTTTCCTCGATTGATAAAAGCCATTACCAAACTTGATCACATGGCCGGTATCGACCAGCTCTCGCAGGCCTGGATAGATCGAATCTTTGCTCAATCCCAGTGATTTGGCGATAGTTTCAGGTCTCACTGGCAGTGTGCACTGCTTCAGCATGGTGTTAATCCGGTTTGTGAATACTGAATTCATCCTGTTTTAGTGATCCCCGCGGTTGATTGTCTTTGCATCGTCAATGATGTTTCGCAAATTATCCAGATTTTCCATGGCCTTTTCTTTGGAAACTCGCTGAGGCAGCTTTTTCTGTCGTTCATCGGCCAGGATGCCTGCAACCCCCGGAGGTGGAGGCCGACAGGCTTTCTCGAATTCAAATACGTTTGGCGGCCAATCTTCGTTCCAGTTCTCGAGGCCGCGCTTAATATCCCCAAGGGTGATTTTTGAGAGCACACGCAGCCACTGCTGTTGTGTGAGCTCAAGCATATCGGTCGGATATTGCGCATTCCACTTGGATCCATAGGTAGCCTGCATGACAGCAAAGATGTGCTTAATTGTCCGGGAGGTTACGGATGGCATCGAGCATTCGGTCTGCCTGATTTCTCTTGTCATAACTTTCACCTTGGTAATTACCTTTGAATTCAAATAATCCCTGCCAGCCATTTGAGATTGATTGCTCTACGATATCCATTTGGGTGCAACCACCGGCGCTTGCGAACTTGATGATTTTCCCAGCTGCCAGAACCTCCCCTTTTTTTGTCAGCTTTTTAAATTTAGCCTCTTTCCTGTAGTTGACGTAGGCCGTCCAGGCGGCGTGATCGAGGCCGGGAATATCTGGGAGAATAACGACAGAATTTTTCGCCCCTTCTTTTTTATTACCTTCATTCCTTTCATTACTTTCATTCTTATGTGTACCGTCTGTTGTACCGTCTGTTGTACCGTCTGATGTCCGTTTGTTGTACTGTTTGTTGTACCGTTCAGTCTGATAGTGTTCGTAATTTGTTATAGTTATCAATGTGATAACACTACTTTTCTGTTGTACTATCTGTTGTACCATTTCCAGTTCGTCTAAAAATCGTATCACTTTACCCCTTGACCAGCTCCAACGCCCAGCCAGCCGCGCTTTCGACCACGCACACTGCCCTCTTTTCACAAAAATCCTGTTGTTCCGTATGTAAAAATGCCTGTCGCGGTAATTGGCAAGCATTATGAGATCAACCCATGCCTGGCCGCGTGAAAACTTCTCACCGGTCCATAAACCATGATCGAGTAAATCTCGATCCAGAACAATGTAACCAGATGGCACGATCAGGCTACGTTTTTAGCTGCTGCTTCAGCAAGCATTTTGTATGTCAGCGGTATATCGCGCGCCTGAGCTGATTCAACCAACCCCACCCACTGATCTGCTGGTATCCTGTTGCGCACTCTCCACATATTAATCGTGCCGTATTTTTCGCCGATATCCTGGCTCAGAACCGTCATTGACGGCCATAGGTTAATAACTTCTTTGTGATTCATAATTGATCTGCATTTTTCTTTCAGATTGTAAGCACAAACTGTTGTATTAGCAAGCACGTCGTGTTAGATTTTACTCAGCGAGGCAAGTTCCTGCACACAGCCGAACGTAGATTTTGATTAATTCGTTCGCAGATCAATCTTGATGCTATGCGTAGGCCAAGGTGTTACCGGTTACCCACGAGGCCCGGCAGGATACTGGTAGGAGAGGCAATTCGGTAGCCCGGTTGCGCGCTGGTTCGAATCCAGCCCTCGCGCTATTTTATAAACATTTAACACTTTAAAATTTAACTATGAAAACAATTAAATTAGCAGAAGCTTTATTGCGCAGGAAGGAACTGCAGGAAAAGGTAGACCGCCTGCGTAAGATCGACATGAAGGATGCTTTTGAAACAAGGACTGGTCGCGGACCTGTATCAGATGGCTTCAATGAAATGATTGCCGAAGTCTCCAAAATTTCATTTCAGCAGTTCACTGCCTGCTTTGACTGGCACGCCAAACAGCTTCGCGAAGTTGATGCGGTTATCCAGCAAGCAAACTGGACCACTGAACTTGAAGTAAACGACGACGTTATGGGTGATTTTGTAGACCCGTACGTCAAATAGAAAAAGTCCAGCGGGCGCGGGGTGAAAGGTTTTGCGCTGTACCTTAAACAGTAGATGCGTCTGGATGTGTCATTGCAATTGTACGCTGGTATCACCAGCACCCTCCTGCTAAGAGGTGTCATTGGGGACTTAGTGTCACAGGTTCGATTCCTGTCAGCGAAAGCTGTAGCTCAAATGGTTAGAGCATAAGTTTCGACATTATAAGAGCCGGAACTCTTTAAACCGGGGAAGCCCGACTAAGAGAACCACTAACGGAGTACATCAAAATGACCGAATATCAGAACATTAGAACGTTGTATAAGAGAAGTCCGACTAACCACACCCCGGACGCTGGCATTAATTTACGAACCCGGGAGAGCTGCGGGCCTTGCACATGGGTGCGATTCACGGTTCACTAAGATGAACCTACAGCAGCGAGTAAATGAGTGAACGGTGAGATATCCATTCAGACAACGACTCATTTGCCGAGTGGGTGAAAGGCCCACACCTTTCAAACCAACTACATAGAGGTAGGAACAATGACTATCAAATCAATCGACAAAGCCACCGCCAAACTTTTGGCAGCAAAAATACAGGAAGCTCTGCAAGATTTAGCCGAAGAGCACGGCGTATCCATTAAGCGAGGAAACGGCACATTCTCACCAGACGGTAATAACTTCACGCTCAAACTGGAGATAAACATGCTAGATGAGTCCGGTGAAGTAATCACCAAAGAAATGACTGACTTCAAAGACTTGGCACATCAGTATGGATTGAAACCGGAAGACCTTGGCCGCGAATTCATTCACAACAACATGACCTACAAGGTGATTGGTTTGAAATCACGCGCATATAAGACCCCAATCCTTTGCCAGCGTGTCGGAACTGAGAAGATATTCAAGTTCCCTGAAAATTCTGTTGCAAAACTTCTCGAAGACTGCGCTGCTGCATAAAACTGAACCATGCGGTCAACACTTCAAATCACTACATAGAGGTAGGAACAATGCCAAAACCACAAGTAATCATCTACGAGAAGAGCGTATATGGAAAAACGCTTATTTACCCGGCCAACGAGACAGCTGAGACATTTTCCAATATCGCTGGCACCGCGACCTTTTCAACAGAAAACATTAAGCGAATCCAAATGCTTGGTTTTGAAGTTGTTCGCACATTTCCCCCAAGGGAGGCTTAGAAAATCATGAAAAAATCCACACTTTTTGACGAATGGTCCGAGGCGGAACTTGCACTCCGCAATGCACAAGTAGATTACAAGGAAGCAACCAAAAGACTTGTCGAAAGGATTACCGAACTCAATGTTTCATGGCCGTGCGACATGGATGATCCTGAATTTGTATCCATTGAGTGCGAAAGCGGTCCGGTTATGCTGGAACTTAAACCTCTTGACGAGCCAGCGATGAACCACATGCCGTTTCACATCCATCACCTTGAGAAATTGAAACTCTAAACTGAACCATGCGCCCGTAGTGGGTGCATGCTTGAGTTTAAGGCATATTACAATGAAGGGGGTGTAACAATTAGCGCCTACTATAACGAGCATGACAAATTCGCCGCAGAGTGCTTGCGCCAGCTTATCAAGGCTGGCCATATCGCCGATGGTGTAGTTGATGAACGGAGTATTGTTGATGTCCAAGCAGAAGAAATCCGAGAATTTACCCAATGCCACTGGTTCGCAGGGATCGGAACATGGTCATATGCCCTGCGATGTGCAGGCTGGTCAGACAGCAGACCTGTTTGGACCGGATCACCACCCTGCCAGCCATTCAGTAACGCAGGACAACGAAAAGGCAAAGACGATGACAGACACCTCGCACCCCACTGGCTCGAACTTGTCACCGAGTGCGGCCCTCCAGTCGTGTTTGGAGAGCAGGTTGAAGCAGCGATTAGACACGGCTGGTTCGACGATTTACAGGCTCACCTGGAAGCGGAAAACTACGCCGTCGGGATGGTCGTATTGCCAGCTTGTGGCATCGGTGCCCCGCACATCCGGCAAAGGCAGTGGATTGTTGCGGAAAGGCTGGGCAACACCAGCGCAGAGGGATTACAGGTTCCCGAATGCACTACCCTGGAAGGAAAGGGGCGGCGGGAAGCGGGGGGAGCAGCTGAACAACCAAGCACCGCACTTGGCGGGGTGGCCTACGCCGACAGCGAACCCGGACAACAAGACACCAGAAGCGCACCTTGCAATGAAGCAGCGCATGGGCGAGAGGGACGGGACGGGGGCGAACAGGACGGCAATAACGGATATACAGGTGATGGCGAAAATTGCAGGGTGGCCAAGCCCGGTAACAACGGACGCAATCAAGCGCGGGGACGTCAGCCCGAGGCCGGGCATGATGGGGTTATCGGAAACGGTTGCGTACTTGAGGGAGAATCCACAACCGGCCCGACTAACGGCTTCTGGCGAGCTCCTGACTGGCTCTACTGCCGGGATGGAAAGTGGCGGCCAGTTGAATCCATCCATGTCAAAATGGTTAATGGGACTACCGGATGCGTGGGATACTTGTGCAATAAAAATACAAGTAAAACCCAAGAGGAAAAAGTAAATGGCTGCTTGTCGTGCGTGTGGAAAAGAACTTGTCCAGAAACGGTTCAGCAGCGGAGTGCTGGAATGTCCGTCGATGCTGAACCGGCGGAAATATTGCAACAGGACGTGCATGGCGAAGGGGCAACAGAAAGAGCGGTGCAGCAGCGTCGGTCACAGCAGGAGCAAATCAACGAAAAAGATGCGGAGGTGCTGCGAGGTTTGCGGGAACACTGGCAGGCTGCATGTTCATCACCTAGATGGCGATCCGCTGAACAATGCCGACTTGAACTTGATGACGTTGTGTGTCTCCTGTCACGCTCGCGCCCACTCGCCGAACTTCGACACGATAGGGCAACATCGACTGGCCTGCAAACACTGTTCGAAGCCATCTGCGAAGCTGGGGCTGTGCAATACACACCTGACCAGGTTCAGGCGATTTGGGCATCCCTTGGCGAAGAAGCGAAAAATAGGCTCCGAATGGGTTTTGATGCTTCACGATGGCGATTCGTGGTTCCCTTTCCCCTCGAACATGGCGCAATAAACCGAGTGGGACGATTGCGCGGTTATGGCAATGGAATCGTTGCCCCGCTCGCGCAAGCGTTCATAGAAACCTATATGAGTATATAGCAATGAAAATCCAATTCGACATAATCACAATCTTCGAGGCCGCGCTTGTTGTTGCGGCCTTTTTTAGTTTTTCTCTTTTGTCTGACTGGGTGGCGGGGTTGATATGACAGACGCCATAAACATCCGCGCCAGCTCCATTGCAAGTATTATCGATTGCCCGCTAAGGGGCTTATCCATCGCTCTAGGCTACGTCAAATCCCTACCCAGCACCGCCCCGGCCTGCATCGGCACGGCTTGTCACGAAGGCACGGCAGCATTCGACAAGGCAAAGTTAGACGGCTGTCCAATTTCTGCCGACGATGCTGCGGGTGTTATGGTCGATCTTATCTGGCATCCAGAGCAGGAAGTGTACTGGGGCAGAACCACGCAGAAGGAGGCGGAGAGGCGCGCTCTTGGCGTCCTGACGCGGTATTGTTCCGATATCGCGCCTACTATCGAATATAAAGACATTGAACTCTCCCTGGCACCCATGGTGGTTGAGGTCGAGGGTATTGAGATTGAGCTTACCGGTACGCTTGATCGAATATACAATGAATTTGAGCCGAATATTATAGTGACAAATGAAGCCGAGATTCATGAAACACCAACTGGAAGGAGTGGAATCTTAGATATAAAGACCGGCGCCCGCGTCTGTAGCACGAAACCCGGCAAGCATAAAGGCCAGATTGCGGTCTATGAGATCCTTGCGGAACACACAACAGGCCAATCCATGACCGCTCCCGGCCTGATTGGCCAGCTGCAAACAAGCAGCGAATACCAGGTTGATGTGAAGCCCGTTGCGAATGCGCGGGAAGCACTGGTGGGTAACGATGAACACATCGGCCTGCTGCACCATATTGCCAGAATGCTGAAGTCTGGTGACTTCTACGGCAATTCAAGTAGTTGGTTATGTAGTGATAAATACTGCGCACTGTATAACGACTGTATTTTTAAATAACAGGAGGAATTATGTCCACCAACATTACAGACCTACAAACCCGCGACAAGAAGCCGCAGAACTTCCCGGCGATGCTGAAAGCTTCGTTCGCAGAGGTTGCACGAGCTTTGCCGCGCCACCTTAACCCGGACCGCATGAGCAGGATTGCATTAACAGCATTCCGCCGTAATCCGAACCTGGCGAAGTGTGATCCACGCAGCGTGATTGCCGCGGTGATTCAGGCGAGTCAGCTGGGTCTTGAGATTGATACCCTTGGCCGCGCTTACCTTGTCCCGTACAAGAACGAATGCCAGTTTATTCCGGGTTGGAAAGGCCTTGTCGAGCTGGTTAATCGCTCCGGCCAGGGTACAGTTTGGACAGGCGCCGTGTTCCAGGGTGATGAGTTCGACTATTCGCTGGGTGATTCGCCCTTTGTGAAGCACAAGCCTAAAGGCGAGTTTGATTCACAGTTCCTGCAGTACGCCTATGCGATCGGCAGACCGACTGGCAGTGAGTGGCCAATCATTGAAGTGTGGCCCATGGAGCGTGTGGTCAAGCACCGCGACCGATACAATAAGGTCGGCAATCGCCACTACAGCTTCGATAACATGGAAATGTATGCCCGCAAGGTTGCTCTGATGCAGGTATTGAAGTACATGCCAATGTCACCCGAGCTGGCGCAGACCGTTGAACTGGATCAGGCCGCGACGACCGGCGAGCAGCATCTTGATGTTAAGGACGCTATCGATGGTACCTGGACGCCGGTTGCAGAACCGGAAGAAGTTCAGCCAGTAACCGATTCCAACGGCGAGATATTCAATGCTGAAGATCACCTGGCGCCGGACAAGTTTAACCAGGACGGAAGCTTTACCAAGCGCCCGAAGCGCACGCGCCAGAAATTGAAAGATCCGCTTGAACCAATCATTGCGGCCATGAAGGCAGCTGGTACCGCTGACGTCCTGGCCGAAGCCCGCGAGGATGGCAACGATCCGGAGCTTGGCCTTGATGATGTCCAGAAGCTTCGCCTGGACGATGTTTTCCACAGCTGCATGGAGAAATTGCGCGGGAATACCCCGGAACAGGCTGATAATGATGATGGATTCGGAGGTATGGAATAGTTCTGGAATAATTTAGCCAGAAATATGTAAACAATGGTGATGTAGCTCAGTGTAAATGCGAAAGCGTTGTCCGTCGGTAGCGTTATTAGCGCCCGGTAGGGTAGGTAGAGCAAACCCGTCAGGGGGAGGTCGCTGGTTCGAATCCAGCCATCACCACCATATGTAGCATAGCTACCATAAACCGGTCCGACCGTATTGGTATATGACAGGACGCTGGATATCGTAACCAGCATTAATTAAAACGAGGATAAGACTATGAGCGAATACCACAAAATACAGACAGTTTACAAACGCGATCCAGAAAACAAATTTAAAACCTTACTGGAAGGGGATTATTCATTACCGGAATTTGAGTATCTTGCTGATAATCAATGGGTATTTACTGAAAAAGTCGATGGAACAAACATCAGGGTTAATTGTGCTCCCTACCAGGAGGAAAGTAAGGCTTATGGAATCACGTTTTGGGGGAAGACTGACAATTCTCAGATACCTGCAACACTGGTTAGTAAGCTTGAGGAAAGATTCCATACAGATGAAAAGCGGGGAATTATTGCTGATTTATTCCCTGATGGCTGCTGTTTATATGGCGAGGGCTATGGCGCAAAGATACAGAAGGGCGGTAATTATAGGCCAGATCAGGACTTTGTATTATTTGATGTAAAAATTGGCGATTGGTGGCTGAATAGGACTGACGTGGAAGAAATAGCCGTTAATTTAGATATTGAGGTTGTTCCGATTATTGGTTATGGCGATTTAAGCAACATGGTTGCTGCAACAAGGTATGGCTTTAAGTCGATTTGGGGTGATTTCACAGCAGAGGGAATTGTGGCTAGACCGGAAGTCGAGCTGAAAACAAGATCAGGCGAAAGGATTATCACCAAGATAAAGCACAAGGACTTTTTAAAACGATAGCAATTCTAAAAACGAGGAAACAAAAATGCCAGAACCAAAAACACCGCCCGTATTAGAGGGTATTTTCTTTGATACCGAAACGACCGGCATGGTTAAGTGGAAAACACCATCGCACATGCCAGATCAACCACACATGACGCAATTGGCTGCAATTCATGTTGATCTCATCCATCGGAAGATTATCCAGAGCATGAATGTGTATATCATACCCGAAGGCTGGACCATCAATGATGAGTGCATTGAGCTCAATGGCATTACAACCGAGTATGCTGATGCTGTTGGTGTTCCTGAGAAACTTGCACTTGATATGTTTATCTCGATGTGGGACGGCAAAAAGCGATTTGCCTTTAATACCACGTTCGATAACCGTATCATCAGGATTGCAGCCAAGCGCCATTTGCGCAGCGAGGTTGACCGCTGGAAGGAAGGCGACTACGAATGCCAGATGCTACGCGCCAGGAAGTTCCTGACACTGAAGAAGAACCCGAAGCTGGTGGATGCCTACAAGGAACTCACCGGCTCCGAGCTCATCGATGCGCATGATGCCATGGCCGATGTCATGGCCACCTGGGCGATCTATAACATCATGGAAGATGCTGAAGTCGTAGACGCAGACATTTTTTCTTAATCTTTCAAAAAAGGAAACGTAATCATGAAGATAAACCATATCCAAGCTGATAATTTCCTTCGGCTCAATCTATTCGATGTCAATATGGACGATGCTATTGTCCATCTGTTCGCCGGGAACAACGAGGCCGGCAAGTCGAGCGTTCAGGAGGCGATACGCTTTGCCCTCCTGGGTGAAACCGTTCGCGTGACCACCAAGGGCGATTACCGCCTTATGATCAGGGATGGTGCGAAGAAAGGCACGGTCGGTATTCGCATCGATGGCAACGATATTGTCCGTGATATCAAGACCGGCAAGCTGACCGATGAAGCCATGGAGGAAATCCATGTTCCAGCCAGCCTTGCATACCTGATCGATGCACAGCATTTTGGCAAGCTCAAGCAGGATCTGCGCCGCTCATTCCTGATCGATCTCACCGGGACGCAGATCAAGGGTCCGGATATCGCCAGGCGCATGAAGGCCAAGGGTGTTATCGAGGAATACATTGAAATGATCCTGCCCATGCTCCGATCAGGCTTCACTGCCACCCACAAGGAGGCCTACAATCGCGCCGCAGAGGCAAGGGCAAAGTGGACAGGCCTGACCGGATGTCAACGCTACGGCTCTCAGATTGCCGCAAACTGGAAGCCTACGCTGCCTGAAAGCTTTGATCACGATGGTTATCTGGATAAAAGCCAAGAACTGGATCGCATGAAGGAGACGATTGGGCAGCTGAATATCCGCAAAGGTGGGATTGTGGCTAATCTGACGAATGCGAGAGAAGAATTATCCAAGGTCGTTGAACCGGTTGCTTTTAAACAGGCTGATCTTACAAAAGTGAATAAGGATATTAAAAAAGCCGAGAAGGAATTGGCTGAAAAAGAGATCGAGAGCAAAGACCTGAATGATAAATTCTTCAACGGGAAGGCGAAATCACCAGTAACGTGCTGCGAGTGCGGCTCACTATTGAAGGTCGAGTTCACCAGCAAGCCTGGTGGTGAGCGAGTTGCTGTTTGTGAGCCATACAACCCAATGCCCGAAAAGGAAATGAATGCTCTGCAGGGAGAGATATTCGATGTTGGCGCTAATATTTCAAGGCTAAAAACCGCTTTAAACAAGTTTCGTGAAGTCGCGGCCAAGCTCGAGGCGGATAAGGTGGCATCTAAGGGCGGGCAGCAAGAAACTGGTGTAACGCAGCAGGATGTGGATGATCTTGAGGCGGATTTGGGTGATATCAACGACAAGCTATCAAAGCTGGATGACAGCTACGGCGATCTCAATGAATCGGTTGCAATAATGCGCATTGTCGCAGAGAAGATCAAGGATGCCGATGAAGTCGAAAGGCGTGCGAAGACGCTTCACGAATCCGTCCAGGAGTGGGAAAAGGCCGTCGAAGCTCTTGCACCAGATGGAATCCCGGCAGAGATCTTGTCGGATACGCTCAAGCCGGTGAATGATCGACTGCGCAAGACCGCGAATCTGACTGGCTGGCCCCAGGTAACGATCGATCCGACAATGGAAGTCGTTGTTGAAGGTCGGCGCTATAGCTTGCTGTCAGAATCTGCCAGGTGGCGCGCTGATGTGGCCATAGTGGACGCGATATCCCAGCTGTCAGGCCTGTACTGCATGATCGTGGATAGAATGGATGTATTGGACCTGAAGGGCCGGCAGTCGTTCATGAACTGGATTGCAGCCATCAAGGATGATTACGAATCAATTCTTATATTCGCAACCCTCAAGACAGCGCCGAATCTGCCAGCAGGTATGAAATCTCACTGGATTGCCAATGGTGAGATCCTTGAAACTAAAAAGGAGGACGCAGCCTAATGTTGATACTCTCACGAAAACCCGGCGAAACCATTGTCATAGGCGACAATGAGATTCGGGTTACAATCGTTAAAGTCGATGGCCTGCAGGTTAAGGTCGGTATCGATGCCCCGCGTGACATGCCTGTGCACCGCGAGGAAATCTACGAGCAGGCAAAAGCTAACGGTACCCTTGGAGGTAAACGTGGAAACTAAGACTCAGGATCCCAAATATATAATCATTGATGGCGCCCTGGCAAATGCCAGCACCCGGGAATTCATTCCAGACGACGAGCCGATATTCATCCTTCGCGCTAAGGATATCTGCGCACTACCAACGATCCTGCAATATGCTGGATTTGTTAGTAACAATGACCACAGACGCAATGTGAGTAAACGCGCCACGGAGTTTCACGATTTTTCAGCGAACAATCCTGACCGCATGAAGCAGCCAGATACGGATATCGTTGAAAGCTTGCCAGATGGTAAATACCCAGTAGGTGACGAAGGATGATTGATCCAGACGACTTTCAGGACGACGATGAGAATAAATGCTACTGGCTTGGTGCCGGACTAATAATCATTGTCTGCCTGATGATCGGCGGGATTGGATATCTGATCTTTAAATAAACCAGAACACCGCCCCTTCGGGGGCGGTATTTAGTAATCATGGGATTATATAAACACATCGTATCTGTATCTGGTGGCAAAGACTCTCAGGCCACATTACATCTTGCTATTGAGCGCGGCATTAATTTTATTGCTGTATTTGCTGATACAGGCCATGAGCATGAGGAAACGATTAAGCACATCAAATATCTGAATGACAACTTGTGTCCTATAAAAACCATTAGGCTTGATCATGACTGGTTGTCCACACGCATCAAGAATAAACGCATGTTTATTGCGCGTGATGTTAGGACTAGGCGCGACAAGAAAACAGGACGCAAGGTGCGCTGGACCAACAAGGCAAAACGTCGCGCACTAGCTGTATTGCATCCAACAGGAAACCAGTTTCTTGATCTATGTCTGTGGAAAGGAAGATTTCCATCAACTAGGCGTCGATTCTGCTCCGAAATGCTCAAACACGAACCAATTCGTCAGCAGATTGTCGAGCCGCTACAGGCTGATGGTTATACTGTGATCTCGTGGCAAGGCGTTCGTGCAGATGAATCAAGATCCCGCGCCGATCTACCGATTGTCGATCAGCCAGAGGATGGCTTGATTGTCTACCGACCTATAATCACATGGACGGCAGAGGACGTGTTTAATTACATCAAATCAACAGGGTTTAAATATAACCCGCTGTATGAACAGGGGATGGGCCGTGTTGGGTGTATGCCCTGCATTCATGCGCGCAAGGATGAGTTGTGCCAGATATCCCAAAGATTCAATCAGCATATTAAGCGATTACAAGAATGGGAACCCCTCGTCAGCAAAGCATCAAAGCGGGGAAGTTCCACGTTTTACGATGTGAGAGTTATAGAAAAAGGCGACACCAGTCGCGTGAGCTATAAAACCCACGGTATCGATAAACTGGTTGACTGGTCAAAGACGAGTCACGGAGGTAAGCAATTCGATGCCTTTGCGATAATGGATGAAGCTGAGCTTGAAATGTGCTCAAGTATTTATGGATTATGTGAATCCTCTGATTGATCTACTTCTACCGGCTCTACAGGCGGTACCACCTGGCCGATCAAAGCTGTTTTTTCCTTACTCCCGGACGACGACCCAAACCAGAAGTTCATTATCTGCGTAACGCCAGCTGACAAAATACCAAGCAGCATGACAGCAGCATCTTTCATGGTTCCATCAAGATCGATTTCACCGATGAATACCACATAGAGAATGCCAATAAACCCGGAGATGAACAGGATTGAGAGCCACATTTGAGGAATAGTTTTGTCTTTCATGTCAAAAGTCCTATGAATTTGCTATGAATTTGTCTTTTAAATCAAAAACCCTATGGGTTTTTTCTTCGTCTGATAGACGACAAATACCGCAGGCACCACCTTTTGAGGCGGGCATGCGCATTTTTTATTTTTTTGCATAAATACATCGTTGGCACCTCCAGTACCAGGTATAAACATAAACAGACAAGCGATAAGAGTAAGGCGTATTGCATTCATTGAGTTCTTTTCATACAGTCGGCTATTAACTTACTCTGGTGTGCGTCGACCTGTTTAGTGGTGGCCTGGTATGTCACCACTTTATCGTGTAGCCACTTTAACTCTTTTTCCAGAGACTCCTGTCTTTTTTTACACTGCATATCATCTTGCATAATTTGCTTTTGCTGTATTTCTACAAAGTATAGGCGGCCCTCTAAATCTTCGCCTTCAGTACCTGTAAATGGGTCTATCCGAGCATTAGGAGTAACCAGATTAGCCACGGGATAAGTACCAAGAATGGCAACCAGTGCAACAATGATTGCAACGGCCTGCTTGGTTGTAAATGTAATATGAATTTCTTGTTCGTTAGACACATATTTTCCTCTGTTTTAACAATGTTTTCACAAAGCAAATATTTTCATGTAAATAAATGTAATTTATAGCCATTTAATGCCGATCTGTGATAATTTCGCTGTTCATGGAACTATTCAGATTGCTAAAATTCACACTACTCGCTGTTTTCATCGTCTTTTTTGTCGGTGTCGGCAACAGCTTCTTTTCTCAAGATTGCAGCATTGATGAGGATGATATCTTTATAGAATAGCTACTTTTCCTGTGTTTTTTCTACGACTCTCCGGGCTATTTCGTTCTTCATTTCAGCAAATTTCTCCATTTCTTTTTGCTTCTCATCACTTGGAATTTTGCTTACTCTGATCATTAGAATACGCTTATTTATATTGGATATCGCTTTTTGAGCGCGGGTATATGCCTGGCGTAAAGCAAGAACGTCTTTGTTCTTTTTGGCCAAGTCAACGGCCTTTTCCTCATTACCAAGCTGCTGGGCGAATCTGATATCAGCATATACCCGGTTAGCATCGTTTAAGTTCTCGTAGAACTCAGTAAGAAAGCGCGATCCGCGTGTTGGGCCGGTCCGGGCAAAGCGACCAACCACGGTATAATCCTGAATTCGGCGCTTTGGAATTGATGGCGCCAGTCCTGTTGCCCGGGCAATTGAATCAGCAGACTCAAGCGTAATACCACCAATCCAGCCAAAATAGCCATTGACCAGGTGCTCTATCTGAACCGGCGAGAGCGTGACCTCATCCCACAGAATTGCGTCAAATCCCTTGCTCATCGCTATTGCGGTATCGCTTGTCCATGCCCTGCGCCGTTCGGAAGGCGATAGGTTTTTCATGCCAGCAGACTCGATCTGACGCCCTGTGAAGGTGTTTTTATTGGCCCACACTTCGACCGCTGGCATTACCATCTGCGGCATTGGATTGAATGACAGTGTTTCGAGCAGGCCGTGCCATAGGCGCTCGAAGAACAAGCGGCCATGTACTTTGTCATTTACTGCCTGTTCAGTTGCGCGCTCAACGATAGTTGCCATGAATCCAACCTCAAACGGCCTTGGAATGCGGTACATGACATCGCTGCCCGGGATTTTGAATAGATGATAGGTGTCACGCTCCCACTGTGCTGCTTCGTCGTAATCTTCATCATCCTTCATGTACAGATACAACAGTGTTGACGCCAGCGCATAGACAGCAACGACGCTGAAGAACTGCTTGCGTTGAGCTGGATCAAACCCGGACCGCCCCAGTTTTGACAAGCCCTGCAGGCGGGCATTGAGGAACGGGACCACCTGGGCGAGCATTCTGATCGAGACAAATGCACCGGTGCGCTGAAAATCAAGATGATCACGCGCATTGAAATTGGCCGTCAGAAGATCAACCTCGCCGCGCGATAGATCCTGCTCGAAATTTGCAGCACGGTTTACATTTTCCAGCCTGGCGCCGAAGTCTTGATAGGCGTCCCACATCTTCTGTATGCGTTTCGGGCTATCCAGAATGGTCATGCGGTCAACGTCTTTCTGAATAAGCCGCTCCAGCGCTTCAGGGTCCGAGCCATGGATATAGCCTGAATCGCCAAATGCACCACCACCGGCAATCATTCTGGCAATTGTTGGACTGTCTTTTTTAGTGGCTCTGAATCCTTGCAGGATGTTTTTTGCAAGGTTCGTGCTCATGTCGGCAACGGCTATAGCCTGTACCGAGTCACGTATCAGGTTAGCAACCTTGAATTCAGGACTTGCGGTAACGCCGTAAGTCAGCAGGCGCTTGAACCGCCTGGCCGCTTTCATCATAAAGTTATTCAGGCCATTGTAATTGAGCGATACCAATGACTCGAGCACAAGCTGACCTTCTTTCGATTGATCTAGTTCGTACCACAGCTTATTTCCACTTATCCTGATGAAAATCGCGTCTTTTGACTTGTCTTTTTCCTCGACCTGCTCAGCAAGTCCCATTTCTTCGGAAGTTGCCATTGCCTCTATTGCGGCCTGATTCTTCAGCCCGGCAGAAACAACGTGGGACCAGTTCATAATTACATTGGTCAGCAGGTCATTGATCGGAATATCAGCACCTTTCAGGCGCTTGTACGCAGTCTGCTTAACCAGTCCGCTTACCGAGTAGGGACCGCGCACATTTTCACCCTCACCAGTTTCGGCAAGCCGGTAGAACGGCACATAGAAGCCCTGTTCCTGCCATATCTTCTGATTTCCTTTGGAGATAATTCCAGTGTTTACGCCAATCTTGACGATAGCATCATTGAGCTTTTCAAACTCAATCCGGGCATCTTCATACACTTTTTTGCGGCTGCGGCCATCTGCCATGGTCCCCTGATTCAATGACTTCAGCGCCTTGATGTCAACATCTGAAAACAGGCGTTCGCGGTCCTCTGTCATCAAACGTTCAGCACGATTGCCCGCAATCCACTGTAACCAGTCGTTGACCTCTTCACCCAGGGGCTCAAGTGTTTCTGCCAGGCTATTCTTGCCAATATCAACATCAACAGCGCCCTGGTTCATGAATGGCCGGCCATATTCCAATGCTGCCTCGATGGCACCACCGGTACTTTCTGACAGATTCGCCATCATCCAGGCGCGTTCATCATTGATAATGGTCCTGAAGCTGTCGTATTGATCAAGGAATCCCTGGCGCAATATCGTTTTCCATACTTGCTTGCTTTCATCAAGCATGGTTTTTGCCTCGCCGAGCGCCCTTTTTATCGGGTTTACCCGGGCTCTTTCTATGGCGCCTTTGCCAAATCCACCCTTTTCTTTTGCGGCGAGCTGTTCTTTTGTGTATTTTCGACCTGTGGTGCGGCTGAACATCGGCTCCCCATCCACAGACTTGATGTCGATTATTGATTCATCGAATACAACCAGGTTCCTTGTGACTTTTGATTCTGTTATATCGCCGCCATATTTCTTGACATGGTTTTCCGCTTCTTTTTTACTATAAAACATCTGCGGACGTTCGCCACCCTGTACCTGCCATTCGTCTTTTTGGAAACGGCTTTGCTGATCCAGGTACTTAATGCCTTTTATGCCGAGGGAATTGAGGTATTCAGCGACTTCAGCCTTTGTGTTGCTACCATCACCTGTTGTACGAGGTAATGGTGATTCACCAGCATAACGATTAAGCAGTGAATGCAATTCGTCCCCAGTTAAGTCCTCAATATCAGGCTGATCATATAATTCGAGTATTTCATCTAATTCAGCACGCAGCTCCTTGTCAATTTGATTGAGAGCGCCCTGCTCACTCAGCGGCTTATCCCAATCGAGGAAGTTCTCGACGTATTGGTCGGGGATTTCTGCTTCGTAGAGATTAGCTTTGCTTTTTGCAGATCGTTTCAATTCAGCAAGTAAGTCGGCAGGTATGTCGGCGTCTTTTATCAATGATTGCCTTTTCAGGAATGGCATCATCTGAGCTGGACCCATAATGACAAGTTGCCCTATTTTTGCCTCACCTGATGGATAATATTTATTGAATAATTCATGAGCCTTATCGCTAACAGTAAATTCATCAAGATCACGCAATCCAGCCATTGTGTACGACTTTGCAACGCCTGGACTCTCAGCAAAATACAACCCATATCCATATGCCTGTGCACCCTCGCCCGTACCAATCCGATCTGTTTTGAATTTGTCGAATTTGTGCGGTGTTCCATGAAATACCCGAGCAAATTGCGCCTCACCAGCACCCTGGTACGTCTGCTGCTGCTTGCCGGCCTGCAATCCTTCGGCCATGGTATTAACCAGGTCTTGAATCTCAGCCCTAGTTACACGATCACCAATCAGGCCAATAGCCCGCAGTGCCTTGCGTATGGCCGTGACAATCGCCGCCCAGGCCTTAGTCAGCCTGCCCTGCTTGTCCTGTGCGATTCTGGCAATGATCTCTTCAGCGCGCTTCTGCTCATCAAACTGAGCGTAATCAACATCAGCTTCGGCCCACAGCTTCTTCAAACTGCGTGATTTGCGCGAGGCTGCAACGGCATCGATGATGGCCTGCTTGGATTCCGGCGTGAATATGTTTAAGCCATGGTGGCCAATGATCTCATGGCGGAGCGTGTACAGCGCATCGGTCGTGCTGTCCAGGTCAGAGGCAATCAGTGCCACAATGGGCTTTTTGCCCTTTTTGGCTGCGTAGTAAACACCCCGTATTAGATTATTTTTCTGGGACCGTGCGTATTCCTCGCCGAAGGCCGCGGTCTTGTCTGGATACACGCGAAACTCAACGTCAATGCGGTTGTCAAAGGATTTCTTGAACTTGTCGACAACGGTCTGGGCTGCTGCGACTGATACACCTTTGGCTTGCTTTAAGCCTGGTGGCTTGCGTTTGCGTGAGTAGCTGGTTATCGATGTTGCAGGATCTTCCATAACGCCGCGTTCAGCTGAAGATAATCCTTCAGGATCGAATGCGTCGAGCACACGGACATCGAGCAATCCTGCGTAGTCCTTTATTTTATTAACAAGTCTGTCGGTCTGTGCAGATGTATCCGCAGTTTTGACGATAAGCGCAGCCGCATTCGACTGCTGAATGACCTTGATCAGCTTGGCCTTCCATCCAGATTTACCCCTTTTGTCCTGCGCCACTTCATCCGTAGTCAGCGGCGAATAACCTAATTGCTGATTCCGGTTATTGAGCAAGTACAGGCCTGCAGGCTTATCCTTTAGCGCCTCGCGTGATGCTGCAGGCGATGTCAATGCCTCACCAGGTTCCTCGAATTTCGAATACACGCGGCGGCCGTATTCAGGGATTGTTCTCACTTTGCTAAGCGGCTTTTCACTCACGCCAGGGCGATCAGTTGCCAGTTCATCAAAGACCGTTACATTAACTTCTGTCATTGATTTAGGCCCAACAATGACATGACCGGCCACGTAAATACCTGTTTCTGCAAAGCCGCTAATTAACCGATCAGTAATACGCTTGTCTGCCGTGCTTGGTTCAGCTACGCCCGATGGATGGTTATGCGAGAAATAAACCTTTTTCGCACCAGGTATAAAATGCGTCAGCGTAATGACCTCGCGCGGGTACACGCTGGCGCCATCAATCGTACCGAAGAACTGGCGTAGCAGTGCGATTGGTTTGTTGTTCTTGTCCAGCACCAGCGTTACGAAGTTTTCCGCAGCCTCAAGCGCCAGTGGTCGCATGACCTCAGCTGCATCCGCGCTGTTGTTGATCTGATCCAGGGTGATGTCAAACGTGCCTGTTTGTAGTTTCTTGGTCGCGTTCGTGAATTTCGATTTCTTGGCTGGGTGCACCGGGTTATCGGTGAATAGATCAGTCTGACGTTCGTCACCACCTGGTTCAGTCACGCCACTGAACTCAGACACAGGTTTTTCTATCTGCTCATCCAGCAGCTTCATAAATCTGTTGGTGACAAATCGAGGTGGTGCCTTATCGCCCTCGCCACGCCATGTAACAGCACGGTCGGCAAATGAGTTCATGCCGTCTACATCGACTTTATCCATTGATAGCGTGCTGCCATCGAGCTTGGCTGAAGGTGCGTACTCCATTAGCTCTTTAAGATTGGCTGGTGTATTAAAAATATCGGTGAAATATTTTAATTCTACTGGCGTGAGTTCAATCTTTGCCGTGCCATAGGGTAAGGTTTCTTGTCTGACGCCAATATCTATACCAAGTATTGACTCGGCCTTATATTTTGCGGCCTCTGTAATCTGTCTTTGCCATGCCGTATTTTTTGGGGACCACCTAAAGCCATTTGATTTCAACTTTTGGCGCATATCTGCGTCTGGTTTTTCGTCAAAATATACTCGCAATCGATCATCAGCGTAGTCAATCTCTACTCGACCACCATCAAAAGTATATTCCGTTTTACCTTCTTCAGCCTTTTCTGTTTTTATTGACAACTCTTCGACACGTTTTTTTAGCCGCCTAATTTCTGCATTATTATTCTGCAATTGATAAGGTGCAAAAGGGTGTGGTTCCCATGAATACTCGGGTTTGTAATTAATGATGGACTGTTTATCAGTTTCCGATAAATCTGATTTTTCAAGACTGGCTGGATCTTTCTGGTATTTCTTATGCGCAGCATTCATTGCTTTCATGTACGCATGAGTTTCTTCACGCTCTTTGAGCTTATTTTGAGCCTGTACCAATGCAGATTGCGGACTTCTATCAACCGGACCAGTTACTGCTGTACTAAGCCGCTTGATGCCCTTATTGAACCAGTCACTCGCCTCTTCCATACGCTTCTGTGCGGTATTAGATTTCTTCTCATTTGATCTGACTGGAAAATTAGCAGGGCCTGTAATAAATGAACTCATTACGCGACCGTGTGCAGAGAAATAAGCATTTAATTTTGAGGCATATCCGTCTCTTAGTTTCTCAAACTGCTCTATCACTCTATCCCTATTTTCATCAGTAATTCTATCCTCAACAGTTTCCCATGCGTTAACCATTGATTGAACATAATCTCGCGTCCATGAGCGTTCATGGCTATCAGGTCGATGGCTGATACCATCAAATGCACCTTTCGGCCTTATGTCAGATTCAAGCACAGGAACGGGCAATGCCCCGGCCTTTTCTTTAATTGCTTCATAGCGGCCAGCATGAATCGCCTCACCAACAGCGTCTAAGTCGTAACTATCCCAATTCTTAACAGCCTTCAAAGCTTCAGTTCTAATTTCCTCAAAATCCCTTTGCGGATCTGCCTTTGACATTGCTATTGCATTACTGATTGCGGCTTTTATTTGCTTATCGGTGCCAACATCAACTATCTTTTCGGCGGGCTCTGTTTTTGGTGCTGTACGATTCTCAGCTTCCGGTCCTTCGGTACGACCAAATACAACCTCATTCAGCGTATCTTGATCAGACTGGCTAATATTCTTGAGATCAATACCTTCAAGCAGGGTGGTTAAATACGGCTCGTTAGCGGCTTCCAGTCGCGCCTCATGCAGCAGCCAGGCATTAATACGCTTGATTGTATTTGCTGCTTTGCGATCAGTTGTAGCATCGACCTTTGGTGTAAGACTCATCTTGCGGCCAGTTTTACTGTACAGCTGCTCGCCAGATTTGATCATGTGATCTTCTTTCTTGCCTGGCTTTGCTTTTGCTTCCTGCTCGATTTCTGTATCTCTCAGATTATCAATACCAACATCCATCTGATAGATATGGCTACCACGTACTGTGCCATCCAGTAATCCCTTGCCCGTTTCACCGGTTTCAAGGTCTGTATAGCCCGCTTCAACTTCAAGCCATTGCTGTGTTGCTGGATCTAATTCGTTGAAATACTCCGTAGCTATGCGCGCAGTTAGTCGATCTGTATCGCCATCTTTTACATACGATTGAAACAGTGATTCATCACCATGCTTTTTGACTAAATCAGTTAGATCATTTCTATAAAATTCATGCTTTTCTAGTGCGTTTGCATCTTTGTTGAATTTTTCTTTCGTTTCGTCCTTTTTCTCTGCTAAAACCTCATGCAGATATCGCAGATGAACGATTGCGCGTCTTGACCCCATGTCTGAAACGAGATCACCAGCGGCCTTACCCAGTGGCTTCTTGATCCGCGCCTTGCTAAAGCCGAAATACTTAATCAAAAATGGTGATATTTCAGGCTGCAGAATGTATGTGTGCCATTCTTCAAGCTGTGGGAACGCCTTCATGAAGTCGGCCATATCAGGCTTTGTGCCGGCCTTTAGTTTATCGGCCAGAGCCACCCGGGCCGCATCGATTGCATCTGATTCAGCCTTAGATTTTTCTTGATAACTTAATGTCTTTTCAGCTTCAGTGATGGCCTTTTCTATACTGTCCTGATAGTTACCAACCATATCCCACGTTGGTTTACCGCGAATCTCCTTTGGCCTGACGACAACATACTTACCCTTAGCCATGCCGCCAGTAGCCGTAGCCACAACCATTCCGTCCTTCCAGTCCTGAATATGGCTCCACATGCTGCTGAGTTCCTTCTTCTTTCCTGGCGCCTTTTTCAATTTCCGCGCAGGCGTACTGTTCTTGAAGAATCCTGATTTCAGCTTTGTTTTAAACTCTTCAAACGGATAGGTCTGGATGCCGTCAAAGCCCTGCCAGTTATCCTGATAGTTCGAGCGATAAGCTTTCTCTGCTGCGGATTCGTCGGCAAATCCAAGCATGACCTTGTGTTCGTCAAACTTTCCGGTACCTGGATTGATCTGATCAACAACATGGACCTGTTCTGGCTGTGTTGCCATATCCGGACCGATGAACACATCAACCTCGTCACCGTCGAAGGCCTCCGTACCCTGGAAGTAACCATAATGGTTTTTCATGGCTTTCCATTCTGGTCTACGCTTGGTACCAGCGGGATTCTCGATCATGATTTTCAGGCCTTTCAGCCATGGCACTACGCTGGAATCGATTGGACCTTTCTTATATTTGCCGTTTTCCTTCTGCTTTTCTGTTGGTTCAGGGCGATCATTCTTCGGACTGGTAGCAGCCTCGTGCGCTGCGGCATCGATGGCGGCTTTTGTTTCTTTCTTGCCCGGCGCCTTCTTCTCAGGTTTTTCAAACAAACCAGCCTGTGCCGCACTCTGCTCGATCGGCGTGACCTCGCCCTCAAGCTCGAAGCCCTCGACGGTTTTATCGACCTCCGCCTTTTCCTGCTTGGCGGCTGCGGCCTGCTCTTCTGCGGCGGCGGTTTCTTCGGTTTGGGGAGTGAGTTCTAATTCGGGAGCTTGTTTGCTAGCAATAGTCTCGACTGATTTTATTTGAGCGGAATCAAAAGCGACATAATAAATATCGCCACCATCAGTCTCAGTCATGGCACCATCATGACCCCTATCCTTGAGCTTTTTAACTTCGCTCTTTTTCCAAGATAACGATCTAAATTTATCTTCTTCAAGATATTTTGGTTTTTGTATAGAAGCATAAACTTCCATGATTATTCCACCATAATTCTCCGCCATAACTCGATCTTCAGCGAGAAAAACACTACCTTCAAGTGCCTCTATATCATCAGTATTAGTTCCATGATATACAATTAATGGTTGATTATTATCATCCACCACCTTTGACTTCTTAAACCACTTTTTAAATTCTGTCGCTTCAATCTTTTTTCCGGGAGATTTCTTTGCTAGAATGGACGAAGCCGGCAAAGTTGTAGCTTCACCGGCCTCTGTCACAACGTCACTATCAGGAGTAACGCCATGCCTATCGTCAATTGTACCCAATGCGGAATCAGCTTCCAAGCCTCGCTCAGCAAGATCGCCAGAAACAGGAATCACTTCTGTAGCAGAAACTGCTTCGCCTCTTATCAAAGAGTCGGCTATATCAACTATCGCGGGTATGTAGCCTTTACCGTCAATGGAAATGAGGTCTTGGAACATCGAATGATCATGGAGCAACATATTGGTCGCGCCCTTCTTCCCACCGAACAAGTCCATCATATCGACGGGAATAGAGCTAATAATTCTATCAGCAATCTTGAGGTTATGAGCCGATCTGATCATGCCTCCCATCACCATCCGTTTTTGATCGACATTGAGATCGCTAAAAGGCTTAGAAATAAAGGGTTTACGTTTGAAAAAATTGGAGAATTCTTTGGCGTCACTAAAGCCTGTGCCTTTAATGCCTTCAAAAGAAATGGTCTCCCCACTAAGAGAGGAAGCAGGGTCAGTACGATTAGTCCGTAATCCTGCCTTACGCCTAATATCCTTGTCCTTTTTCATATTGGATTCGGCTTCTTCCTTGGTACGACCAATACCGTAGCTTGTACCTAAATTTGTCGCAGTCTTTTTCTCTTTGCCAGGTAAAGCAATCTCAATCGGTTCAGACTTGAATTGTTTCTGTACGTTTTCAGCAAATGTGTTTAATTTATCGCGTGAATTCGACTGAACAATAAACTCATCACCATGAAGTCTATACGGAATAACTTCGTCATTACTTTCGTCTGACATGATGTCGCCAAAAACACTGAGAATTCTATCGGCACCATCATAAGTATATTCGTCGTTTTTCTGCTTAAAATTGTCGACGTCAAAGAATGCTTGATGTTTCAGTTGCTCATCTTCTTCATAGGCTCGCTGGTTTTTCAGTCCAGTCAGTTCATCAGTTAATAAAGCGGTATCCTTTTCCTCGTCGGTCATTTCAGATACGCGCTTACGTTCTGCAATATTTTCTCGGCGCTCACCTTTTGTCCGACGTTCTTTCTTACGTCCTGGTGCTTTCTTCTGGCGACGGTCTTTGGTTAGGAATGCTTTTTCGGCTGGTGTGACGCCTTCGGGTTTTTTTCCGACTTCGGGGGCTTTGGGTGTGGGTTGTGGCTCTGGTTTTAACTGAAAGCGTGCCGGTACATCGCCCTCTTCCCATTGCGGCCTATTAGCAAATTCATAATGACGACCGTCTTTCAAATAAATATTCTGAAACGATACATCTGATTTCCTAAAATCAATATTTTCTTCGCCAAAAAAGTTAATGGCGTCATCGCGCATTGTTCCGCCAGTTTCAAATTCGACTATTTCTTGTTCAGCACCTTGATCAACCTTCGGCTTCCTACCCGGCGCTTTCTTTTCCGGAACTGGCGCCCGCTCAGGCGCAATCGGCGGAATTACTGGTTCTTGTTCGGCGGCTGCTGGTTCAACAGGTCTTCGCCCTGGTTCTGCTGCTGGCGGTCCTCCTGGTACGGCAGGCTCTCCGGCGAGGGGTGCTGCCCCTGGATCCGGTATCGCGGCCTGTTCTTGCGCTGCCTGGAGTGTTTCAATGCTTTCTTGGCTCTTTTGCCCATTGTATTCACCTATTAGTTGCGTCATTTCGGCCAAAACTTCGGCATCCGTGCGGCTACTTTCCATCATAGCTTCGACCTGTTCGGCAAGTCCAGCATCCAAATCCTTCGCCTGATCGAGCAATTCATCAAATGATCGAGTGATGCCGTCGAAGTCTTCCGGGTATTCGTCCTCTTCGTAGAGCCAATCCGCTGCTTCTGGCATGCCCGCGGCTACTCGAGCTTCGCGCGCTACTCTCAACTGCTCACGCGCAAAGGCTGCGGCGTCGACGCGCTCTTCCGTTACATGGTCAAGTATAGCGCCAACCACCCGGGCCTGCTTCACACCCAGGCGTTCACCGGCAACGGCTTTGGTAACTGCGTTGCGAATCTTGGGTATATCCATGGAGTAGTTGCTATCGGCCATCAATGATTGGAACCATTTTGGATTCAAGCTTGGAGTGCGCACCATCGGCGCCTGTGGCCGTCCCTGATCGTCACGAGGATCACTCTCGCCGCCAACATAATTATAATCCGGAACAATCGGCGGCTTACCGGAAACAAGCTCTTCGTCGACAAGGTGTCTTAGCCGGTCCCGGTAGATATCTCTTTTCAGACGGTTGTCAAAGTAATTGATATCGGAGATTTCAGCTTCAGCATCTTCCGTGGTTTCGACTGCTGCCAGTTCCTCACCACCAACGCCGGGAATAACACCGGTCTGATCCTGATCACCCTCCGCGAATTCTTCAGCTGGAGGCACATCATCAAGTCGCTGCTCAACAACCTCATCAGCACCTTCAGGCTCTGGCATTTCATCGCCCAGGACATCCATGGCATCGATAGGCGCTTGATCCTCAACGCCTGGAAGTTCTGTTTCCTCACCTGGTTCACTTTCCTGCTCAGCCCTGATTCTTGCGCGACGACCGCCAATCATTGCACCAAGCGTATTCATGGCAAAACCAAGCGTAAAGCCAACCTCGCCCGCCTCTACTGTGCCAGCAAACATGCCTCGATTTTTGTCATATTCAAGCACGCTGTTTGCAATTGCGTTCTGGCCAACAGACTGAAAAACCTCCTGTGTGAGCTCTTCCATACCTCCAGCCAGACCGGATGCAATAATCTTTTTAACGCCACCACCGGTCATTTGATCGATTCGATTAAAGACAAGGGCGACTGGAACACCTTCACTTGTACCCAGCAAAGCATTCAGGGCAAAGGCATTCTCACGCATTTCAGGATCTGCTTTCTGATCCTTTGACAGAGTATGCAGATAATCCTCAACACCCTCGACGCCAGTTGCCGTTGCACCCAGTCCCATGGTTGTGGCCAATGCTGGGATTTTTGCAAATCGACCGGCAACACCACCGGCAAAGAATCCAGCCAGTGAACCCGCACCAGAGGCAAGCTGCGCCGTGAACTCTTCTTGATAATCTGGATTGACTGCAAACTTATTGAACCACTTCTCAATAGATTCGCCAAATTGGTAGGAGGCAGTATCTTCAGGTGTCAGGCCTTTTGGATTGCCCCAGATGGGATCATCGCCAAACTTATTTGCAAGAATGACAGCACCCTCACCAACGGCCTTTGGAAGCGATGCTACAATATCGCCAAAGCCACGCATGAAAGCTCCACCGGCAGACGATACCCGCCCTTGCGCTACTTTTTCGCGCTTTTCAAGTGGAGGGATTTGCAGGTCTGTTTCACTAACGGGCTGGCCGAAGCGGTCAGTCTGCTGTTGTTTTCGGGGGGCATACTTGGCGAAAGGGTTATCGCTCTTTTCCTCTACAGACTGCTCAGCGTCCTTATCACCCCTTGGTGCGTATTGTGCAAACGGGTTTGGTGTGGACATTACTCGCCTCTTTTGAGCGTATAATTTTCACGACCTGCTTTGAGATCTTCCCTGTTTTGCTGAGAGAATCGCTTGTTACTTTTTATCTGACGAAGTTCTTTTCTCGCTTTTCTGTAGCTTCGCTCTGATTTTGCCTTGAGTGCGCCAGAATTCTCAGCAAACCAATCAAATTTTTCCTCATCGCTCATGTTTTTCCATTCATTTTTGTACTCAGATAAAGCAATTTTCTGATGGTCTTTTTGAGATTTACGGATATTCACGCGCTCTTTTTGCCCTGAATAATCCGGCTTTTTCTTTTCAGGCTTTTGCGCGGGCTCTTGCTTTCGCTTCAACGCTGGTTCAGTGGGCGCAGGCATTTCTGCTGCATTGGCATCTTTAATCAATCCGCCGGACCCACCACCCTTGACATCTCCGCCAGATCCTCCAAGAGCTTTTTTAGCCTCGTCAGGCCCAAATATTTTATTGAAAGCAGCCTTATTCTTTTCACTGGGGTCTTTTTCGAGCAATTCTATTGCTTGCTGCTTCCTTGCTTCGTCGCTATCTTCACCACCAGCACCGGTTTCACCGGTTGCACCACCTTCACGCTGCAAAGATTCACCAGGCTTCGGTGATAACTCTGTAATTCTTTGATCAACTTTTGTATCAATAATGTCAGCAATACGACCATCACGCTGCTTTTCCTCAATCTGACCTTCATCGATTTCGGTATCAGCCTGATTTTCAGCTTCAGCCTTGAACTTGCGCATTTCCTGAAGAGCTCTGCGATTGGCGGAATTTGAATCTGGTTTTTCCATTAATCGATAATAGACCCCGCCCAGGTCAGCCTGCGCGCTCTTCATAGCCTTTTCTTGAGTGGTATCAAACTTATACTGATCACCAAACAAGGTGCCATGGTCCTTGGTAGCTAGATCATCAAGCTCTTTCTGCCAGGACAGATCATATCTTTTACGAGACAAAGAGGCTTCACCATCTTTACCCTCGCCCTTGGCGCCAGCCTTGATACCCTCAACATCCTTGCGGTGTTTCCATTCGCGGTCGATCTTGGCCATATCATGAGCGCGATCAGCTTTCTTTGTTTCAGACGCTCGATCAAGGCCTTGCTGTTCTTTCAATGCGGCAAACGGATCAGTCGTCATGAGCAATTGCATGTGCTGGCCAATCTCATCTTCTGATATGACTTTGGATTCCGAAGCCACTCCATTGAATGTCATTGTCGACACATAGTCGCCGTTCTTATCCTTCTGAATATCGTAATCGACACCTTTGGTCGTGTACTTATTCATGAATTCGTTGACGGTCGTGAGGTCGCCGGTAGATGTCCAGTCGCGCAATGCTTCATTGCCGGCCATCTGCCGCTCTTGCTGATCCTTCTGGATCTTGTATTGCTCATCAGCGCGCTTGTCCTCAACACCCCTGCGCTCAAGTCTGTATTCTCGATCCTGCTGACCTTGCTCGAATTCAGTATCAGCGCGATCTCGCCGTGTTGCGCGATCTCTGCGATCTTCTGTTCGATCAAGACCCTCAACAGCACCCTGATACATTCTACCCAGTGCGATTGAACTAGCCATTACTGCAACCTCCTACGAGACAGTGAATTCGGTGATTGTGTTGATTTCTCCTTTCGCTTGCGTGCGCGATCAATAATGTCATCAAGCGGGCCCGTGCCGATAACTTTTACGACGTCAGAAGGTATGACGTACTCATTTTCTGTTAGCCTGGTTGGAGTACGATTACCCTGCTGATCCTCGATATAAGCAGGAACCTGATCATAACCCGGGGGTCCGTTCACCTGGCCACCCTGAGCATAACTGCTTCGACTGAGCATCGGCGGAGCGCTTACGGGACCGCCTTCGGCATAACCGATATCCATTGTTGATGGACTAAAGCCAACATCCATGCCACCGCCAGTAGCAGCTGGGGCGGGATACGAATTGAATGATGTTGGGTTAAATCCAATGTTCGTACCGCCACCACCAGCCGGGGCTGCATATTTGTTATATATATCATAAGCCTGCGTACCAAGCTGAATGCCGCCAGAAACCATATTACCTGCTGCATTGGCATAAGCATTACCCATACTGGCAGCCTGCGATCCAGCGCCGTAAGCCGTATTTCCAGCGCCTGCAAGGTTTGCACCAGGTAGTCCGGGAGAAATGCCACCAGCGCCGCCCTGTGCGGCACTCTGCGCAAGCGGCTGACGACCAAGCGCAACGGCCTTGCGATTAAAGTTAACGTCTTCAACGCGATCACGCTCATGCTCAACAGCACGATTGACTGCAAACCCCTTTGCTGCGGCTCTGTTCAGGCCGGTATCGGTCGTACCTCCAACATCAGCGCCGGATCCAGGCCTTACACCACGCCGCTGAAGATTACGCCGAGCCATGCCCTCTTCAGTATCAAATGCCTGATCAACAGACAATCTCGCCTCCCTGGCCGCACGTTCCGGTTGCGCCTCAACGCCTTCCATAGCCTCTGTCGCAAACTTCTCTGACATCGGCGCGTAATACTTCTCGTAGATGTCGAAATCAAGCTCACCGCGCTGTTGAGCCAGCTGCCTGGCATCAATGCCAAGCTGTTGAGCCTCTATTTCCATGGGCATAATCTTGGTTTTATAGATATCCCATTGTTCTTGCGCCAGTTCGACCTGCGCCTGCGAAATCATATTTTGCGATGCAACTTGTCCTTCAGCCAGATCAAATTGTTTATCAGCTTTTTTTCCTGCTTCGTTTGCAAAATAAAGAGATCCAACACCAACTGCTACTGCTGTATATACTGCTGACATAACCCTTCTCCACCAGACCTACTGGCCATGAGTTGTAATGTGCGACCATAATCGATCGTTATTTCTGTCCCAACACCACCACCCAAGCAGCCATCGATGTCTTTAATTGCGACAAGATAAATATTCCCATCAGCAGCAAAGCGCATTTCTGCATTAGGTTTTAATGAATGATTAACATACCGCCCAGCTGGTGTGCGCTTACCATCTATGTTTGCAGGCGCAAGAATCACACCTTTCTTGGCTTCTAATGTTAAAAAATAACCAACACCTTCAATCGATGAACTTGCAAGCCTGTATGGATGAACGGCGCCTGGCATCGGGATCTGATCATCTTCGTTTTCAGCTGTTTTCCGTGCAAACTCTTCTGTCATACCAAACTCTTCGAGCACACTGGCATAATCAAATCGATCAGCTTCATGCTCCACCCTGGCCGCGGCAATCGCCTGTTTTTCTGTGAGTTTGAAACGATCACTCTTATTTAATAATCGATCTTCCAGTACATCGATGTCGGTTTCATCTGCCGGGAATACGTTCAACCAGACAGTATCCTCAATGATGTATACGATTTTGCGCCCAGGTGGTGCGGTATATGAGTACCCGGCCTTGATTTCCGTTGATGATCCATCCTTATTGACCATGATCAGATGGCCCTTGAGCATGACATTGAAATGCTCGGTCTTGTGTTC